TGAAATTGAAAAGCTACGTGCTGAAGCGGAGATGAAGCGTATGCTTATGGGCGAAGAGTTCCAATATCAAATGAGGTTGGGTGGTCTTAAAGAGACAGCTCTTATGACTAGAGAGGATATGAAGGAAAAGGAGAAGGCAAGGCGTATAAGCCAACAAAATACGGAACAGTCAAAGCTTATCAACCAAAGGAAGAACAACCTACCTCCGATGAACTTCGAGTCAAACGAGGATACCCTTGATGGCTTTGACTTAGCGGAGTTTGAACCTCGCTAAAAGTTTCATAATTTTTGTATAAATTTGTAACAAATTAAATCTAATCTAATGGAAATTAAAGTAAGAGCTCTTGACACAACGGAGGGTAAAAGCGTTCAGGAAGTTGAAAAAGAGCTTCTTGAAAAGCACGAAAAAGAATTGAACGGAGAAAAGACGGATGATATAAAAATCGATACGTCTAAGATTGAACCTCCCGCGGAAGAGCCCGAGCTGACAGAAGAACAAGTTCTTTCATATATTGGAAAACGCTATAACAAGCAGATTAACTCTTTTGATGAGTTGGTATCAGAGCGACAAGAGTCTGAGCCTCTCCCCGAAGATGTGGCTGCTTTTATGAAATTTAAGAAAGAGACAGGGCGTGGTTTTGATGACTTCATTAAAGTTAACAAGGACTACGATGAGATGGACCCTGATCAAATTCTTCGTGAATATCTTTCTTCTACACAGCAGGGTCTTGACAAAGAAGACATTGATGTGTTAATGGAGGACTACTCATTCGATGAAGATATCGATGATGAAGCCAAAGTAAAGAAGGTTAAGATAGCACGTAAAAAGGCTATTGCGGAAGCTAAGAATTACTTCAATGAGCAGAAGGAAAAGTACAAGTTGCCTCTTGAGTCAAGAGCAAATGGCTTGTCTCCCGAAGAAACTCAGGAGTATGAAGAGTACCGTCAGTATACACAACAGGCTAAAACCCTGCAGGAGGAAAACGAGCGTAAGCGGAAATGGTTTGACCAAAAGTCCGATGAGGTCTTTAGTAAAGACTTTAAAGGTTTTGAGTTCGCTATTGACGACAAGAAGATTGTATTTTCTCCCGGGTCTGCTACAGAGTTAAAAAAAGCTCAGTCTACACCTGCGAACTTTATCAATAAGTTTTTGGATGAGACAGGGCTGATTAAAGACGCTGCAGGATACCATAGGGCTTTGGCTATAGCGATGAACCCTGAAAAATTTGCCAAGTACTTCTACGAGCAAGGACAGGCAGATGCTACTGAAAGCGAACTACGTAAGATTAAAAATATAAATATGTCTGAGCGTAAAACGCCTGAGGTTGTTAATAAGGGGGGAATGCAGGTGAAAGCGGTTGCACCGGATTCCGGAAGGAGTCTAAAAATCCGCAGCATTAAAAAAATATAAAAACTAAATTAAAATGGCAGTATTACCCTCACCCGGTTATCAGCTCCAGCCAAGTGCGGAGCAGGTACCACTCTCGACAAACTACATTACCAACTTCAACTTCCTGAATCAGTATCTTCCTGATACTTATGAGAAGGAATTTGAGCGTTATGGTAATCGCACTGTAGCATCTTTCCTACGTATGGTAGGTGCTGAAATGCCCTCTAACTCAGATATGATTAAGTGGGCTGAACAAGGACGTTTACATACTAAGTATGTAGATTGTGCTTCTGATGGCGATGCAGGTGACGACTCCGCTACTATCACTGTAAGTGATGCTAACGTAAGCGGTATCGCTATCCGTGCAGGTCAAACAGTTTTTCTTTCTGACAACGCAACCGGTCTTAGCAACAAGGGTATCGTTACTGCGGTTAACACCACAAACGGTACTTTCGATGTAGCTTACTACGAGGCAGGTGGACAGACTTTTGCTTCTACAGATACTTTGTCTGTATGGATCTATGGTTCTGAATTCAAGAAAGGAACTGTTGGAATGATCGGTTCTTTGGAAGCTGAAGATGAAATCTTCGACAACTCTCCAATCATCATCAAGGACAAATACGCTGTAAGCGGTTCTGATATGGCACAGATTGGATGGGTAGAAGTAACCACTGAAAACGGTGCTACCGGATATCTTTGGTATTTGAAGAGTGAGCACGAAACTCGCTTGCGTTTCGAGGACTACCTTGAGACTGCAATGATCGAGGCTGTTCCTGCTGAGTCAGGTTCAGGTGCTGCTAACGCTGCATTAAACCCAACTTACGGTAACAAAGGTTCAGAAGGTATCTTCTACGTTGTTAACAGCCGTGGTAACGTATGGGGCGGTGGTAACCCAACCACTCTTGTTGATTTTGACAGCATCATCTCTCGTCTTGACAAGCAGGGTGCAATCGAAGAGAACGTAATCTTCGTAAACCGCGCTTTCAGCTTTGACATTGACGATATGCTTGCTTCTCAGAACAGCTACGGTGCCAATGGTACTTCTTATGGTTTGTTCGACAATGACAAGGATATGGCTTTGAATCTTGGATTCACAGGCTTCCGCCGTGGATATGACTTCTACAAGTCTGATTGGAAATACCTGAACGATCCTACTATGCGTGGTGGATTGCCAACAGGTGCTTCTGCTGCAGGCACTGTAACAGGTCTTTTGGTTCCTGCCGGTTCTACAACTGTGTACGACCAAATCCTTGGCAAGAACGCTAAGCGTCCATTCTTGCACGTTCGTTACAGAGCGTCTGAGACTGAAGACCGCCGTTACAAGACTTGGATTACAGGTTCTGCCGGTGGTGCTCAAACAAGCGATCTCGATGCAATGGAGGTTAACTTCCTTTCTGAGCGTTGCGTTTGTACGTTGGGTGCTAACAACTTCGTGTTGTTCCGTTATGGCTCATAAGCAAGCAATCAATAGAGGGTGGGGTGCTTTCTAGCACTCCCCCTTATTTTAAAATTTAATCAAATTAAAATCTAATGAAAAAGAATTTAGTTCCTGCTGACAGGATTTACAAGCTTAAAGGAGATTCCGCTCCTCTTTCTTATACTATCCCTTCTCGTAATACAAGACGATTCCCTCTGTTGTGGTTTGATGAAGAAAACAACATCAATAAGCCTCTCAGATACGCCGTTAATCAAAAGACCCCTTTTGAGGACGAGCAAGATGGAAATGCCATTGTCGAACCTATTATATTTGAGAACGGGTTTCTTCGGGTTCCTAAGAATAACCCGGTACTCCAACAATTCCTACATTATCATCCTCTTAATGGACGTACATTCATAGAGGTTGATACTGAGAAGGATGCAGCTAAAGAGGTTGAGAACTTAAGTGCTGAAGTGGATGCTTTAGTACAAGCTCGTCAGCTATCTGTAGAGCAGCTTGAGACAGTAGCGAGGGTGCTTTTTGGTAAGGACCCATCAAGATTCACTACAGCGGAGCTTAAGCGTGACGTATTGGTTTATGCCAAGAAAGACCCAAGAGGGTTCGTAAATATCCTTGGCGACCCGATGCTGAAGCTTCAGTCCAATGTACACGTGTTCTTTGAGAATAAACTTTTGACCTTTAGAAACGGGCAGAAGGAGGTTTGGTTTAACACCAACTCCAATAAGAAGAAGATGCTAACCGTACCTTTTGGTCAAGACCCATATTTTACCGTGGCTGAGTTCCTCAAAACTGATGAGGGAATAGACGCCCTTAAGATGCTTGAAAATAATTTAGCATAGGTTAATGGTTTCATAGTGTTTAGGTAAAGGGGGTATTTCTATACCCTCTTTTTTTTGTTTATATTTGTAAAAAGACTATAATGATAAATTCAGTCAGAAATACCGTTCTGTCTGTTCTGAATAAGAATAACTACGGATACATATCACCATCAGACTTCAACCTGTTTTCTAAACAGGCACAGCTCGAGGTATTTGAAGAATATTTTTCTGAGTATAATAAGCTCTTGAATATGGAGAATCTCCGTACTTCAGGAACGGGTTATGCAGATACACGAAAGGCAGTTGAAGAGGCGATGGAACTTTTTGCACTTACCTCAACACTTACACAGGTTGCTCCTGCCACAAACAGATTCTATCTTCCGTCTATTACTACTACAGGCTTCGACTATTTTATGATCAATAAGGTGATGTGTTATGACGCATCTGTAAACCCAAGAGTATTTAAAGGTGAAGCAGAAAAGTTAACGCATATAAAAATCACAATGCTTACTACTTCTAATCTTACTGCTCCTACTGAGCAGTATCCTGCATATACGCAAGAAGGTAGTATTCTTACTGTGTATCCATCAACCATTAACCTTCCTAATGAAGTAGACGCAAACTATTTTAGATATCCCAAAGACCCCAAGTGGACGTATATTACACTTGCAAATGGTGAGCCTGTGTTTGACCAATCGCAAGTAGACTATCAAGACTTTGAAGTTCCAATTGAGGATGAGTATAAACTTGTAACAAAGATTCTTCAATATGCAGGAATGTCTATTCGTGAAATAGCTGCTGTTCAATTTGGTGCTGCTGAAGAACAAAAACAATCGCAATAATTATGGCATACATCAGTCAATACCAATATTACGAGAATGGTGGTAACCAACCCACAGATGCCAATTGGGGCTCGTATCAATACGTGAGTCTGTATGATATCGTCAACAACTTTATGTTGATGTATGCCGGCAATCACTCGCTTGTAAATAATGAAGAGCGTTTTAAGATATTATTTCACGCCAAGCGTGCTGTGCAAGAACTTAACTATGATGCGTTCAAGCAGATAAAAGTATTAGAGCTTACGGTTGACGATACGCTTCGCTATATTCTCCCATCTGATTATGTGAATTGGGTGAGAGTAAATCTATACAAAGATGGATACCTCAGACCCCTTACAGAGAATATTCAAATCCTATCC